GCCCTCGTCGGCGGCGCTCGCCGTGCCGCTCGACGTCGTCCGCGACGAGCATTTGCGGGTCGTCAACGGGACCGTCGACGATGCCTACATCACGCGGATCGTCCAGGCGGCGACCGCGGCCGGCGAACGCGAATCCTGGCGATCGTTCCTCTCGCAAACGATCCGCCTGACGCTCGACCGCGTCCCGGACGACGCGATCGTCGTCCTCCCGCGTCCGCCCGTTCTGTTCCTGGAGGAGGTCGCGTACTTCGACGCGGCCGGCGCCCTGGTCCCGCTCGTCGCCGGCGTCGACTACTACGCGGACCTCCCGAAGGGACCGCAAGCCGGGTTCGGCCTGGTCCGCATGTATACCGACGTCGGGCGCCCGCTCGCGTTCACGTATCAGGCCGGCTATGGCGTCGACCCGACGTCGATTCCGCTCGACCTCCAACAGGCGATCCTCCTGCTGGTCGGCGAACTCTATCGGACCCGATCGCTCGCCGTGCAAGGGACCTCGACGATTCCGGCGATCGTCCAGGCGTCGGCGATCTTTCAGAACTATCGGCCGTACTGAGATGCCATTCCTCAACCGCGGCGGACTCGAACCGGGCGATCGCGATCGCTGGATCACGATCGAAGCGGCGACGGACGGCGTCGACGCGGTCGGCGCTCCGATCGAAGTCTGGACGCCGATCGTGTCGCTGCCGGCGACGAAGCTCGACCTCGAAACGCGCGAACGCCTCCAGTCGGGCGCGGCGCGAATCGCGTCGGCGTTCGACACGCGCTGGCAGATCAACTACCGCGCCGACATGGATCCGGAACTCCAGGACGTCGCGAAGGGTCGGCGGATCATTCATAACGGCCGGCGACACGACATCGTCGGCGCCGTCCACCTGGGACGGAAGGACGGGATCGAATTCCTCACGACCGCGTCGACGGCGGAGGGCGCCTGACATGGCGTGGATCCGCCGCACACGATCGTCCGGCCGGGCGTCGCGCTCGACGAACCTCGAACTCCTGGGCGCCGACGTCCTCCGCGCGAACCTCGAACGCGCGGTCGTCGCCGTCACGGACAAGGCGACCCTGACGACGGTCCTCCTCGACGGCGCGGAGGCGATTCGCGCGAAGGCGGCGAGCCTCTGTCCGCGGTCCGACGAGCCGCCGCATATCGCCGACTCGATTGTCGCGGTCGCGATGCCGGCGTTCAAAGGCGCGGAGGCGGCGGTCCAGATCGGGCCGACCTCGAGGTTTTTTTACGGCTGGTTCCTGGAGTTCGGGACGATTCACGCGGCGCCGCATGCGTTCATGCGGCCGGCGTTCGACACGTCGTACACCGACGCGCAACAGACGATCAAACACGGGACGTGGAACGTCCTCGCAAAGTCCATGACCGGCGTCCAGGGCGGCGGCGGACTGCTATGACCGCGAGCGAACTGGTCCGGACGCGCCTCCTCGCCTTGCCGGACGTGACGGCGATCTGTGCGCAACGGATCTACCTGGTCGCGTTCCCGCAAAACTTCGCCGCGTCCGGGATTCGCGTCGAGCGGATTTCCGATCGCCCGACGACGCATGTCCGCGGGTCCGGCGGACCGTGGACGGATCGCGTGCAATGCGACATCGTCGCGCCCTCGCTCGCCGACGCGTATCGGATCGACCTCGCGGCCTACGGCAACGGCGGCGGGTCGGCGCTCGCCGGCTTTACCGGATTCGTCGCCGGCGCTCGCGTCTGGTCGATCGTCCCGGACACCGTCCGGGAAATGTACGACGCGACCGAGACGCGCCTATTCCGCCTGATGCGGGAGTACTTCGTGTCGTTTTCAGAGGTCCGTCCATAACGAGGAAAGGACCAGGACAATGCCTGATCGGACAGATACGTTTTATCCCGCGACCGGCGCGATCCACGGCTACGGCGCTCAACTCTTGGTATCGAACGGCGCGGCGACGCCCGTCTACGAGGCGATCGCCGGGATCGTGTCGATGACACCGGGCGATATGTCGACGGAGGACATCGATCGGACACACCTCCGCTCGCCCGACGCGCACCGCGAACACATGGCCGGACTCCGGAACTCCGGTCCGATTTCCTGCGCGATGATCTGGTTGCCGACCGAACCGTCGCAGTCGAACGCCGGCGGCGGGACGGGCGCGTTTACGTCGGGCGGATTGATCGCGATGTGGCGCGGACGCAAGGCGCACGATTTTAAGATCGTGCTCAACGACGGCGATCCGCTCGCGACGCCGACGCCGATCGAACCGACCGAATGGCCGTTCAACGGCTACGTCTCGAAATTCCAACCGGGCGAAATCGGCGCCGAAACCAAGATCGACGCGACCGTCGAGTTCCAACCGACGCAAGCGTACGACGCCGACTTGCCGTGAGGTAACCGCATGGCGAATCGCGAACGCGGCGAGTCGCGCCTGTCCGTCAACGGGCGCGACTACACGCTCAAATTGACGATGAACGCCCGCTGTGAAATCGAGGATCGGTTGTCGACGCCCGAACGCGAGGTCACGTTCGCGACGATCGCGACGCGGATCAAGCTCGGCGATCAACGCGCGATCCGGGCGTTCGTCTGGGCGCTCCTCCTGTACCGGCATCGCAAGGATTTTCCGACGCCCGAAAGTGTCGGCGATCTGATCGACGCCGCCGGCGGGACGGAGGCGCTCTTGTCCGCGATTCGTGAGGCGAACGAACGGGCGCAACCGGATCCGGCGGACCTCCAGGCGATCAATGGGACGGAGGCGCGATCCGCCCGCCCTCCCGACGCCCGGCCGGATCCGACCTCGACTGGTCCGGGCTCCATCGCGCCGCCCGACGCGCCGGCCTGAGCGATCGCGAATTCTGGCAAGCCTCCATGCGGGAGGTTATTCGCACGCTCGCCGTCGCGCGGGCGGCGGAGGAGCGGCAACTCGATCGCGATCTGCGGGTCGCCTGGTACGCCGTCGTGTTCCATTCCCATTGGCGGGCGAAAAAACTGAAACCGCTCACGACGTACTTGAGCGGCACAAAACCGGCGGCGGCGAAACCGCAGTCGGTCGATCAAATGCGATCGATGCTCCACACGTTCTCGCGGCTATACGGCGGAAAGGTCGGGCGACGTGGCGTCTGAACAGATCGGAATTCTCCGCGCGATCCTCACGGCGGAAACGTCAGAATTCAAGGCCGGCGTCAAGGCGGCGGGCGACGCGCTCGACGTCCTCGAACGCGACATTACGAAGTCCGACGCCGCCCTGAAAAAGTTCGAGGACTCCGCGAAAAAGGGCGCCGGCGCGACCGGCGGGTTCGGCGGGTCGCTGAAAGACGCGTACGGACAGGCGAAGGGATTCCTCGGGCTATTCGGCGTCGGCATCGGCGCGTCGGCGATCGCCAATTACGCGAAGGACATCGTCCAGGCCGCGGCGGACACGAAGGACCTCGCGGCGAAGCTCGACATCTCGACGGAGGCGGCGTCCGCCTGGACGNNNGTCGTCGAGGCGTCCGGCGGNTCGACGGCGGATCTGTCCGGCGCGATCTTGAACATGAACAAGGCGCTCGGCGCCGGCGGCGTCGGCACGAAGGACGCCCTCGCCGCGGTCGGGCTCGAACTCTCGGACATTGAAAAGCTCGACTCGGAGGATCGGTTCCTCGCGATCGCCGACGCGATTTTTCGTACACAAGATCCGCTCGTTCAGGCGCGGGTCGCCCTCGAACTGTTCGGCAAGTCCGGCGCCGACCTCCTCCCGTCGCTCCGCTCGAATTTCCGCGGCATGGCCGACGACACGGCGCATATGTCGGAATCGGAAATCGAGGACCTGGCGGCGATCCAGGGCGAATGGACGAAGTTCACGAACGAAGTCGAAACCGCGGCGGCGAAGGGATTCGCCGCGATGTCGCGGTTCATGAAAGGCGTCGACAGTTACGTCCAGGTCGCCTGGACCTGGGCGACCGGCATCGGCAAACTTCAGCTCGACGAAAACATCGGCAAGCTCAACAAGGAAGTCCAAGGGCTGTACGACAACCTCGCCCACCATTCGGACTTCAACCGTACGACCTGGACGCCCTCGCTCGTCTCGGTGAATGAGGTCCTCAAAGAGTCGGGCAAGATGGCCGACCAATGGAAGGACAAATTCAAAAAGGCCGACGACGCGACGATCGCGTTCGAGAAGTCCATCCAAACCCTGATGGACGACTTTCGCGGCGCGACGCTCGACACGACGATCGCGAAAACCGCGATCGCCGCCGAACGCCTCGCCGCCGCCGGCCTCCTCACGGATCGCGCGATTCAAAACCTGGTCCCGCAGATCAACAAGTGGGTCCACGAAGGCGGCAACCTCCCGCCGATCCTCCTCGACATTTGGATGAAACACGGCGAGGTCGCCGAAGGGATCAAAGTCGCCGATCTGGAAATCCAAAAGATCACGGATCACTTGCCGAAGATGGGCCTCGCGTTCGC